CACCCCGGCAACATGAACCCCAGCGGGTACATGGCGGCCGCGAACACCAGAACCGCCCACAGCGGCCACGCGACAGGATTGGAAAGGATCTCGGCAAGCATCACGAGCACTCCGCAGCGATGACGTAGTAATAACCGTGCCGGTGCAGCATCACCGTACAGAACTTTGCCGTGGCGATCGCGGCGTATCGGTTGTAAGCCGACAGCGTCACGCCGGTATTCGTCTCGCTCCCCGGCGCGCCGGCCCAGATCTGGAGGGTGGCGGTCGTGCCCTTCGCCCAGGCGGCGGTCGTCCTGCAGAGGACGGCGTCGGAGTCGTCGCCGGCACTTGTCGGCGTCCCGGCCGATCCTCCCCGGCCGCCGTTCTCAAAGCCGCGAACGGCCCCGAAGATACGGGCCCAACCCTCGCGAGTTGTTGACAGAACCTGTTTCACGAAGGCTCCCCAAACACTGTGCGGAAGGCGGCCTTGAGATATGGGTCGAAGTCGAGCGCGACGGGTGGCGTACCGGGCGGCAGCGCCACGCCATTGGCGAGGGCGACGGGTTGCTTCACCGGCCGACCCTCGACCCCGAGGATCGTGGCCCGTTTCGTGCCAGTGCCAGAAGGGACACCTGCAGAGTCAACCCGCTGGGAGAATCCCATATCCCACGGCTTACAGTGCCAGGTATCTTCGTTGTAATCAATGTCGTAGGCCACCTCCCAGTAACGCGCGACGGTCTGGGTTGCCTCCGACTGGGTGATGATGACCTTCTTCGTCATGCCGGTGACGGAACACTTCCAGGTGTCGGCCAAGCCATAGGACGATGTCATCGGCCAGGTGTCGGAGTTGGTACGGTTGTTGACGGCCTTCACCGCGGTGAGCGCAGCGGCAAGGCTCACATAGGAGCGGACGAGGGACCACCCCAGGAAGCAGAGCTCCCGCTCCATCCCCTCGAGCGGGTCGCCGGCGCTGTTTTTCAGAACGTTGGCGTCCTTGTCGCGGAAAAACGGCAGATTGACCGTCACCCCCTTCGCGGTCCAGACGTCCATCGGCAGGCCCGTTGTCGGATCGACATCGACGATCGGAACGTAGTATTCGATCGTCACCGCCCACAGCATCCCGGCCCCATCGGCCGCGGCGTAGCTCCACTGCATGGCCTTCAGGCTGGACATCGTGAAATGCGGCGTCCCGTAGCTGACCCCCGGGGCGGTCAGGATCGCCATGACGCTGGTCGTCGGGGGCGGGGCATCGACGCGGACAAGCCACGTTTCGGAAAGCCGATGGGACTCCCGGAACGCCCCGGATCCGGTGGCCTTGCTCGGTTGGTAGGTGGTGGAGAGAACGGCCATTGATCACCTCGCGAAGTCGAGCTCGAGCACATCGATACCGAGGTCGGCGGTGTTCTCGACGATCGTCTCCAGAGCGTCGAGTTGTTGCTCCTGGACGTCGTCCCCGGCCCCACGCATGAGGCGAAACATTTCTGCCACGCCTTCCTTCGACCGGCTGTCGACCGCGGTCAGCTTCTGGTCGGCTGCGGCCTTGGTGGCCCCGGCGGCGATGTCGACGGTGGCCCGCTTGGTGACATCGATCCCGGCCATGGCGGCCAGGGACTTGGACCGGGCGTCGTCGATCATCTTGGTGAGCGGCCCGGCCGCGGCCTCCCCCAGCTGCCTTCCGGGGCCGGTGGCGGCGTCCAGGTTCTGAGCGGCGGCGGCGAAGTTGGCCTTCGCCCCCTCCGCCAGCTTGTCGTTGAATGCGGTTGCCGATGCCGTCGCGGTGTCGAGAAGGTTGGACCGGAGGCCGAAGGCACCGGCGACGGCCTGGGCGGCCTTCAGGAGACCTTCGATTATGCCGGTGGCCCCGAGGACCATCGTCTGGAAAACCCCCGACAGGCCCCGACCGATGGCCGCGAAGAAACTGGCCACCCGGGAGCCGCCATCCCAGACGCTTGACCAGTATTCCCCGGTGGCGACGAATGCCTCCATCACGCCACCCGAGCCGGCGATGAACCCGTCGACCACCACAGCGAAGTATCGGGCCCCGGAGAGGATCCCCTCCCCGATGGTCTGGCCGATGTTGGCTCCCCCGACGGAGCCGATCAGGTCGGTGAACGTCGCGGCCACGCTGGTGATCGCCGGGGACAGGTAGGCGACGACCTGTTGAACCACCCCCTGGACGGCCTTGCCGGCCATCTCGAAGGAGTCCTTCATCCCCTCGACGCTGCCGGTCTGCTCCTGGGTGAGGACCAGACCGAGCGACCGCGCCTTCTCCTCGGCCGCGGTGATCGCTGCGGCCCCGCCATTGAACAACGGCAGCAGCGCGGCCCCGGACTTCCCGAGGAGCCGAACCGCAGCGGCCGACCGCTCGGCGGGGGTCGGGATCCTGGAGATTGCATCCGCGATCGCCTTGAACCGCTCTGCCGCCGTCATCCCCTGGAGATCGGCCACAGAGACCCCGATGGCGGAGAAGGCGTCTCGGGCAACCTGCGAGCCCTTGGCGGCCTTCACGAAGGCAACGTCGAGCCGGGTGGCCCCGGCGGCGATCTGCTCGAAGCTGATGTCGTCCTCGACGATCCGCAGCGCCTGGAGCTCCCCGTAGGTCATGCCGATCCTCGCGGCCAACTTGCCGGTCTGGTCGATGGCTTCGGCCTCGGAGGCCCCGAAGGCGAACAGGGACCGGGCAGCGTTGGCGGCGGTCGAGGTGATCGACGCGAACAGTTGGGCAGCGTTGATCGCGACCAGGGCGGAAAGTTTGCCGTTGGCCTTCTCAACGGCGGATGTCACGCGGTCGGTGCTCGAGGCGGCCCGGCGCGCGGCGTCGGCCTCCTGGCGGAGCTCGTCCTCGGCCTTGTCGACGGCTCGGCTGTAGGTCTGGTGGTCGATGGCCCCCATGACCAGGAGCCCGTTGAGCCGGGTGAGCTCGGCGGCGTGTCGCTCCTCGGCCGTGGCCACCGACCGGGAGACCGCGGCCCCCTCCCGCATGGCATCGGCCAGGAGCCGCTCGGCGTTGGCCGCGGCCTCGGTGCGGTCGGCGTCGAGAGCGTCGGCAGCCTTCTTTGCGGCGTCCTCCGCTTCGCGGGTCGCGTCTGCCCGGGCCTTGGTGTAGCCGGTCGAGTCCTCGAGCTCGGCGTTGAGCTTGGATACGGCCCGCTGGTAGGTCTCCTCGGAGACGGCCCCGGCCTTCAGGAGCTTGTCGGCCTCCGCCAGCGATTCATCGAATCGCTCGAAGGCGTTCTGTTGCTCGCGGGTGACAGCGGCCCCGCGCTGCATGATCACCGATTGCTCGGCGGCGATCGCGTTGACCTTGGCGATCGAGTCGGCGTATTGCCCCGCCGTGATCGCCCCGCTGGCCAACTGCTTCCCGAGGCCCTCGATCCGCCCCTGGAGGAGACGGAGGATCGTGGCGGATCGCTCGGACGCTGGGCCCAGCTGCTCGACGCCACCGCCCGAGATCCCACTGAGGATCTGCATGGCCGAGCCGAGACCGCGAACGTCGACACCCAGCCGCTTGAGCGCGGCCCCGGCGTCCCCGGTGGCCTTCACCAGCCCCGAAGAGGATGCCGAGAAGATCGCGCGGACGTTGCCGATGTTGCTCATAGGATGCCCTGTCGCTTCATCTGCTGCGCGAACTGTGGAACCGTCGCCAGAACCGCTGCCATCTCCGCTTCGCTCTGAACGTCCTCCTCAACCCGGTAGGTCGGGAGGAACATCTCCTCGGCGTTGTCGTTGAGCTTCCCGAGGGCCCCGGCCACCGTCACCGCTGTCCGGGCCGCCTGTCGCCACTCGTCCCCAAACGGCTCCACCATCCAGAAGGCGAGCCACCCGAGAACGTCATCGATGTCGATCTCGTCCCGGAACTTCCGGAAGTCCAGCCTTCCAGCCTTCAAGGCCAGCCGCCGCAGGAACCGTTCCAGCAGCTGGCCCTCTATTCCCCCTTGGCCTCCTCCACCCGGTCGTCGTCGACCTTCAAGACCGTCTCCCACGCCTTGGCGTACAGGCCCGCCACGATCGACGGGTCGGCCTGGAGCAGGAGGGAGACCTCGGTGTCGGGGAACATCCGGTTCCCTTCGGCGTCGACCAGGAGGGTGGCCACCGCCTTGGCAGCGGCTTCGGCCGCCACCGGCTTGGTTTCGCCGTGGCGCGCCACGATGCCCCGCCATTCGGCAAAGGTCGGGTGGCGCAGAAAGGCGTGCTGCCCGGCGACCTTGACCGCGACGGAGTCACGGGCCGGGCCAGCCAGAATTGATTCGCGGGTGAGCATGGTCAAAATCCATCCAGGGTGAATTGAGCGATCCCGCGGACCTTGTCCCGGATCTGCCCACTGAACTCGATGTTGGTCAGCAGCGCCGAGCCACTGAGAGAGAACGGGCCGGACACCACGAGCGTGGCGCGGCGGCCCCGGTCGGTGGGGCCGAGAGAGTTGGTCTGAAAGAACTCGACCTCGAGCGTCACCGGATCGACGGCGGTGATGTCGACTTGCCTCACCACGCGGGCATTCGCCCCGGTGCCGATGATCGTGGCCCCGGCGGCCGTGACGTCGACCACCTGCCCACCGGGAAGGGTGCAGCGAAATCGCTGGACCTTCCCGAGGGTCACGCCACCGAACGAGACCGCGAACCCGTGAGCGGAAGCCATTGAGCCCCCATGGTCACGCGGTGCCGGGCGTCATGCGGAACGACGCGGTGAACGTGATTTTCCCCTTCACCTCGCCGGTCACTTCGTAGTCGGTGCAGAGGGCGAAGCCACTGATCCCGAACTTCGCGCAGGCGATCGCCAGGACTGTGTCCTGGCCAGGGTTGGGGAGATCGAAGCCCTCGACGGTGATGACGTCGCCATCGTTGAGCGGGGCGGGCTCATAGGTCGCGCTCGACCCCTCGGCCAGGTCCAGCGTCGAGGTCTCGATCTCAGGGGTCGAGGACTTCTTGCTGACCTTCCGGCACTTGAACGAGGTGCCACCGAAGGTGAACGTCGTTCCCTGGGCGGAAGGGAGAGGCGTGGGGGCTGGCATGGCTACTCGTTCCAGAAGATTTGGTAGGTCTGAACGATGACGTAGGTGGTTGTCGATCGACCGTCGAACTGAACCGGCGGGCCGTCCTGTTCGTCGGTGAGTTGGACGCGGTCGATGGTGGCACCGTGGGCGGTGCCGGTGAAGTTGTTCACCGCGGCCCGGACGGCGTCCGCAAGCGTCTTTCCAGCGAGGTATCCGTCGGAGTAAATCTCGACGACAAACGACCCAGACACGGCTCCTGTGGTGCCGGCCTCGAGGTCGAGATCACGCTCCGTAGAATCTCGAGCGTAGACCGCGAACGGGGGCTCCTTCTTGTCGGGGCTGGTGATCGGGTAGACGTCGATCCCCGCGGCCTGGGCGGCGTTGTGGAGCCATGCTTCTGGAGATCCGGTTGCCATGGTCATCTGCTCCTAACGGCCAGATCTCTGGCGGCGTTCTCAAGGGCGGCCCCCATCTGCATCTCGAGCTCGGCAAGGATGCCGGCCTTGTTGGCGTTGAGCGTGTCGCGGAGCATATGGCGCGCGGGCATCTTCCCGGCCCTGCGGCGATCCTTTCGGAACCGCTCCTTGGTCCCGTCCTCGACGATCGTCGAATGGTTGCCGCGGCGCTTCGGGTCTTTCCCGTTTCGCGAATACCCCACGATGCCAATCACGGTCCCGCGAAACGGGCCGAAGGATCCGCGGGTCATCTTCGTCCCGAACTTCGTGATCGCCTTCACGCTCCGGGATAGGTTGCCGGTCTTGACCGGGGTGGCCTTGCGGAGGGCCGGACGGAAGGGAGCGACCGAACGACGAACAGCGGCGGCCAGGTGCTTGCGGGCCACGGTGGCGGGCAGCTGGTTGAACGCGCGGACGATGTCGTCGATCTCTTCCGTGCTTTGCTCTCGCCAGTAGGCCGAGAAGAATTGTCCGCTTCTCATGCGGTCTTCTCCGACGCTTCGATGGTGTGCTCGTCGCGCTCGTCGGCAACCACGCTGGTCGGAAACAGGATCCTGTTGCCGCCGGATTCCCAGACCACACGGCAAGTCCCGTCGAGCCCGTCAACGAACGGGACGATGATCTCGAAGGACGATTGCCCGATCGTCTGCTTTCGCTCGTTGGATTCGCCATAGCTGACCTGCTTGATCGAGCCACGCCGACGGGCCAACTTCGTCCAGGAACCCTGGACGACTTCGCCAACGGCGTTCCGGCTTTCGACGGCGCGCTCGAAGCGGAAGGTGTGGGTCCGTGTCCCGGCCGCTTGGAGAGCCATCAGTAAGCCCCCGTGATCGAGATCGACGCCAGGAGTGTCTCGACCCCCATGGGGAGCTCGTTGGCGATCGTGCCGACGATGACCCCCTCGCGGTTGCGAAACCCGTGGGCGACATAGAGCAGGATCACGGACTCGGCGGCGGGCTCGATCCGGCCGCCAGCGGGGGGCCCTGCCCAG